CTAAGCTTATATTAGCTGTTAGTTTCATTTATAATTTAGTTTAGCACCTTTTTTAAGATTATCAATCGCCCATAATGGCTGTAAATTGGTGTAATGAAAGCATATTTTTTGTTGTTCTGGATCAGATAAATCAAAACTAGCGCAAGGTTTAATGTGATCAATATGCCACTTACCGTGATTGTTTCTTGTCATACCTGGTTGAAATTTAGATTCTAAATGTTTCCACAACTCTTCAACACTACATCCTAATAATTTTGATGTAGATAAACTTTTATTTTTACCTGAAATAAATTTTAATACCCTTGTTCTTACTGAAGTATATATTCTAAAAGATGGACTGTTTTTATATATTTTATTTCTATATTTTACTTTTAGTTTATTTAATCTTTTTGCGTTTTTTTTATAGTATGCTCTCCAAGAAGCTAGTTTTTTTTCTTTGTTTTTTTCTGCCCAAAGTTTATTTACTTTAAGAGTATGTTCTTTATTTTTTAAGTAATATTGTCTTCTATATTCTTTTGAATAAGGTTTTTTCTTCATTTCCTATAGTTTAATAATCCTCCAGAAATATCTGTAAGTTTACTATCTCTATCAATAAATTTATATTCTATTTTAGTTAAATCAAAGTCTTTTGCAATCTTTTTACAAACATCTTCAGCTTCAAATTCACCGCAAGAATACACATCAAATTGAATCAATGCAGGACTAACTTCTGTCCAGGTATGCATTACAATGTGAGAAGTCTCAATAATAGCTGCAACTGTTAAACCTGTATTACCAGGTACTTCTAAAAATTTAGCATATGGTCCCATTAGCACTTTCATATTTATACTTTTTATAAAATCTTTCATCCATTCTATTGCGTGTTCCTCTGTCATAGGAGGTTTCCTAGATTCGGCACGAATAATTAAATGTTTGTGTACTAATAAATTAGTCTTCATTTAACGCCAAATATACTAAAACTCCTACAATTACAATAGCTATGCCTAGAGTTTCCATTCGACAGGGTGTGGTTGAAAATGTTCCATTAATTCTTCATTATCAATTTTTTGATGGTCTTGGTCCCATCTATGTTAATTTCTATTTCAGCTTCTGATTCTATACATTGAATGCTTTTATTTTCCATACTCATATTACGAGTAAGTAATCTCTTATGTTTTAAACAGTCTGATATTGAATCTTGGATTCTATGTTCCATTAATTTGTCGTTTACAAAGAACATTAATACTACTATAGTTTCGATCATTTTTTTCTCCAATATTCAGTTATTTGTTTCCACTCACATTCAAAGTCTTCACAAGTATAATCATATTCCTGGAAAGTCCCTGCGTTAATGCCCGTTTCCATTTCCATTGCTAAATTGAATATCTCTTGTTGCGTCTTTAAGCTTTTCAACATCTTTTTTTAGTTTTTCAATTTCCTTTTCAGCCTGCATAAGCATAACTTTAACGTGCAGGTTTTCCTCTAATATTTTTTGTTGTTTCTCAGTATCTTCTGCCAATGACTCTAACAGAAAAAACTGTTCCTTATCGACAGGTATTTGATCTGCCTTCTTTAGTAAATCTGCTTCCATTAACTGAAGTCTTGTCTCAAGTGTATTAATGGTATTAGTTAAACCAATATAAGTATAGACCGCAAAACCTGCTGCAGCTATTATAGTTACAATAGTTTTAATGTCAGTTTTAACTGACATATCTTCAGTTATCTTGGACATTAATAGAAATCTTTAAATACCCAGTCTACAAATTTTTTCCACTGTTTTCTAAACCAACCCATATTTTTCTCCATAAATTGTTTTACTTCATCACTTGAATGAAGACAATGTAAACAGCCACAATTATTATCACAAATTACTTCACTTACAAAATATCCGTTTCCAATACAGTGACACCTATGTCCACATTTTTTACATTCTTGTTTCATATTAACTCCAGTTTATTTTTGTGATCGTAAATAACGATGCGGTATTTAACCGTTTATGTCGCCCCAGGTATTACCTGACTCGTAGTCGACTTTATTTGGAACTTTTAGGTCTACTGCTTGTTCCATTATTTCTTTTATTATATCAGCTTGCTTATCTGATTCAATAGAAAAATCTAATTCATCGTGAATTTGTATATGTGCTAAAAAACCTTGTTTATATAAGTCAACCATAGCTTTTTTAGTCATATCTGCGGCTGATCCTTGAATTAATTTATTTAAAGCTTTGTATGTAAATGCTCTTCTATGAGAATTACCATACCAATAATTTTTCTTTGGTTTACCATTTGTATCTTTTATTACTTCTCCATCTTGATCTTTTAAATATGGACCCATTTCTTTTAATTCTAACATTGTTTCGTGATCTTCAGCAGGAACAAATGTACCCCAATCAGAACCTCTTAGTATTGGTTCGTACTTAGGAAATCTACATCTTCTACCTAATAATGTTTTTATTTTTCCTTTTGTTTGTGCAGCGTGCATAACTCCATTCATTAATTGTTTAACAAATGGAACTCTGTTGTGATAAATGTCAAATAATTCATTTGCTTTTTCTTTTGAAACATTTAATTCATTTTGTAACTTTGCTTTACCCATTCCATAAAATAAACCTAGATTAATTGTTTTAGCTTCTTTTCTATTTATCTGTGCCATATCAGCTACAATTTGATGAAAGTCTGTTGATGGATCATTTTCATAAGAACTTGCTATTGCATTAGCTGAATCATAATTAAATCTTAATGCATAGTGAGCAACTAATCTTGGTTCTTGTTGTGAATAATCAAATGTTCCCCATTTCATACCTTTTTCTGGTATAAATAAACCTCTAATTAAAGGTCCTGTAAAAGGATCTCTTGCAGGAATTTGCTGTAAATTTGGGTTAGAATAACTAAATCTACCTGTAACTGTACCACCATCATCTGATCTAATTTGATTTATATCCGCATGAATTCTACCATTATATTCGTGACTTAAAATAGTATCAATAAAGGTTGTACTAATCTTGTTTATTTTTCTAGCTTCTGCTATCATCTTAACAACTGGATTAATATGATCAGTAATAAAATTTTTAGTAAAAGATGGAGATCCTGTTTTAATAGTTTTTTCATATGGTAAATTTAACTTATCAAAAATTTGTGCAATACTTCTTGCAGCCCATATCTGAGGTTCTATTCCTGTTTCTTTTTCTATTGCTTGTAATAAGTTTTTTTCTTTTGTTGCCAATTCTGTTTTTAATAGATTTGCTTTTTCAACATCTACCCGGACGCCTAGGAAACGCATATCGACAAGACAAGGAAATAAATCAGTCTCAAGATTAAATATATCTTGTAAATCTTCTTCAATAATAATTCTTTTTAAATGATGCCAAAGTTCTAAAGTTAATGCTGCATCTTCTTCTGCATATGCACCTACTTCACTTGCAGGTAACTTCCACATATCAGCTTTAGGATCTAATCCTCTTTCTTTAGCTGCTTTGTTAAGTAAAGTTTCGTTTTTACCTTTATTTAAATATACCCAAGATAATGCATTTAATGTATAATTATATCTATTTTCATCAATAATAGATGCTGCAATCATTGTATCTATAATTAAACCATTAATTTTAATACCCATAGATCGAATCCAAGATACATCGTACATTGCGTTATGAAATATTTTAGTTGCAGGTGATTCACATACATCTTTAAACCATTTTAAAACTTTATCTCTATCCATATTAGGACCTTCACCGTGAGCTATTGGAAAATAATTTTTATATCCATCTACAGCCACAGCTATACCTACAACCTCACCATTACCTCTAATGGCCCCTGAGCCCAGAGTCTTTAAGTCTGGATCTCTTGTTTCCAAGTCAATTGCTATTTCGTCTGCTTTTCTTAAATCAGGAAACTCTGCGGGTTGTACCCATTCTGTAGTTGGCATTAACATTATTCATTCTCCTTTTTATGTGTGTAAACTTCGTACCAAGATTCACAATTTTTATTAGGACATAAATACATAGATACTATTTGATATTCTGAATCAGGATATGTGTCTTCAGTATCAAAATCATTTTGCCAAATTAATTCATCACTACAATGAAAGCATTTAAACATTAGCTTAAACTCCACCAAATTAAAATCGCTGGAATTACAAAATGTTCAAATATTTCATAAGCTGCTAAAAACAATAATAGAAATGTAAACCAAATACTTGTTTTTGATTTTTTAGCTACATAAGTAAATATCTTAAAGTGCCAAGATGTTATTTTATCTGTTACTTCTAATATTTTACTTCTTACTTTTTTTGTCATCTTTACCTCGCATATCTTTCATCTTTTTAATTTCTAATTCACAATAATGAATTATCTTCTGTATATCTTCAATTCCATTTTTTTGCAAGTACCTACAAACGTACTTAACAACGTTCCCTTGAAAGAACGAAAGATTATTTTTAGATATAAATTCATAGGGCTGTATGTGAAAATCTTTGTAGTGACTCCCGCCTATTTGCTTTTCCTGTGGAAAAACGTCTTTAAACATATTTTTATCAGTCATTATTTTAGTACCTCCATTATGTTAATTATAAAATAAGTTAATGTTATTATTATTAGTATGTCCGATGTTAGTATTTTCATTTTATCCTTTTGTTATGTGGCAGTTGTTGATTTGGCTGAGTATGATTGAATTAGGGATTCGAGAAACCAAATCAATTTTGCTAACCAGGCCTGACTCTGCCACCAGCCAATAGGAAAGTTCTCTATCCCGTTCTGCTTATACTTAACGTATAATTCTTTAAAATTTGTATTCATTTTTTTTATTCTTAGCTTTTAATTTATATAAATCATTTCTTGCACGTGTTGATCCTACGTACCAAACTCTATGTTCTTCATCATTTTTTTCATCACTTTTCTTTGATGCTTTCTTAACTGTTCTACCTAAATCTAAACAAAGAATTACATTATCTTCTTCTCCACCTTTAGCTGCATGAATAGTTGATACCCATATCCTCGCTTGTTTATCTAAATCTTCTCCATTATCTAACATATTTTTTATATACTCTCTTTCAGATAAAGGTACTTCTTCAAATGCTTCATACCATTCTATTTCTTTATTCCAATTATCAATTGATTGACCTGTAAATTCTTTTACATCTTTTATTTCTTTTTCATCTAATGATATTCCTCTACACCAAGAATTATAGTTTATGGATGCATTGTATATTCTTACCTTAAAAGATTTACCTTTATTAGTTTGATAATATAAATTTCTTTTTCTTAACTCCTTAGTCATATCAACTAGTCTATGTATGGTTCTTGTTAATATTAACCATTTACCTTTTGTCAAATCCAATTGATCTAAATTATTTATTCTTTCAGAATGACCTTCGTAGTTTCTAGAATAATATATTTTTTCTTTTCTCAATCCTCTTATCTTTTCTAATGGTAATTGTGATTGTTCCTGTACGGCTCTTGATATTCTTTTTGAATATTTTAAAACTCTTTCTTTTCCAGGTTCTTGTATAAATCTATCTACATCTGCTCCTGCCCATGCAAAGATAGCTTGATCATCATCGCCTGCTAAATAAATATCATCTGTATAATTTTTTAATTTGTCATATAGCTTCCATTGTAATGGTGATAAATCTTGAGCTTCATCTATAAAAATGGCTTTAAATCTAGGTAAATCTTCCTTTAGTAATAACCTGTTTATCATATCGTTGAAGTCTAATTTACCTGTAATTCTTTTATATTCTTTTAAATTTTTATCTAAATTATTTAATATAAACCATTTAATTTCTTTTCTATTGTGTTCATTTCTATCAAATTCTTCTCTAACTGTTGTACATCTATTAAGTGCTCTACCAATCATTTTAAAATAGGGACTATCAATGTTTAAATAAAATATTTCTTCTTTATTAAATTTGTCATAATACTTAACTTTAATATTTAATTCTTTTCCTATCTTTACATAGTCTTCTGGTTGCATAACCATTGCATCACTTAAATCTAATTGTTGAAATGCAAATGAATGAAGCGTTCTAAAATATGTAAGCTTGTCTCCATCCGCTGGCATTCTTTTTTTAGAAACTTCTGCAGCTTTTCTAGTAAAAGCAAAGTAACCTATCTTATGTAAAGGTGTACCAGCTCTTATATAAGCTTTTGCTCTACTAATTAGTTTATGAGTCTTACCAGTTCCTGGAGGTCCAAAGTATTTATATATCATTATACTATCTCCTCTTCTTTTTTAAATTCTGTTATCTCTACTACATCCTCATCATCTTCATCTTTTTTAAATAAATACAATGGGATAACTGCACATCCATTTACACCTGGATATGATTTTCCAGTTTTTTTATCTTTACCAGGAAATCTTTTCTTTCTATCAAACATTGGTCTTGGTAAACTTTCATCTTCTTTCTCAAACATCTTTTCAATCATATAAGAAGTTCTAGATGAATCTTTCTTCCAATCGTTATCTTTTAAATCATTATAAAATTCATCATATACAAAGTATGCATATGTATTATCTTTTAATACGTTACCGCTTTTAAATGAATTGTAACTTGTAGCTTGTGTATTGTTTATGTAATACTTTAAATGTTTCTTTAATATTTCTATTGGAGTGGTCCCTGGAGCCGGTTGCACTGTATCTTGAGTAGCTAATAATACTTTTATGATTTCATAAAATTCCATTGCTTTAATAGGTGGTGGTAATTCATCAGCTTGCGCCATAATCAAACCTCTTAATTCATTTTGATCTTTGATTTCATTTTTATTTCTAGCGTGCACTGACACTGTTTCACCATCATCTCTTTCAACATCAAAATAATATTCTGGATCAGGTTTAAAATCTACTTTAACTAGGTTAGTTAATCTTGGCCAAGTAATCTTTTTATCAGATAATATTCCAAAACTTCTTTTAATACATTCTGATTTAATGCATACAGGAGCTAACAATGGATCGTGGCAAGTATGTCCTTTAGTATCTTTCTCCCAGTTCTTTATTTTTTTAGTTATGTAATCATCTGTCCAAGTTTGATCAAATTCAAAATAATTTCTACCTGCTTGTAAAACTTTATTCTTCCAACTATCAGGATATTTCTTTTTAGCAAACACCATATAGTTATAAAGAAATCTATCTCTACCATCGCTCATTTTACTTTTACTTAATATTTCTAAACAAGGTGGACCATCTTTAAATTCTTCATTACCACCAGTTAATTCTTTTCTAATAATACCTTCAGATATTTCTTTTAATTGTTTTGATGTTATTTGATTTAACTCTACACATTTTAAAAATGTGTCTAATGATATTTCTTTTCCAGATGGATCTAGCGCAACTCTTTCTGTTCCTGAAAAATAAGGAAGATTAATAAAGTTTCCATTTATCTTATCTCCTTCTGTATTACTTCCTAGTTTAGTTTGTTTTGGAAATATTTCTGTTGTAATTGGTAAGTTAAATAAAAATAATACTTGTTCTAAAAAATCTTTTATCTCTTTTGCTTTTACAAATTCTTTTGTAAAAACATATAAATGTAAACCATTACTTTTTGATTTAACTGGTATGAGTGGTAATTCTTTTTCTTGAATTATTTTTAAATAAAATCCAATATCTAAATCTTTATATATCTTTGGATCAATGTCTATTGCACCAAATCTTGCATAACCATTGTCGTCACAAGGTTGAATACCTATAGATTTTTTTCCTTCTAAATGAAATTGATAATCTTGATCAGTAATTGGTTTACCTGACCAACCATAATCCCCTGAATGAAATTTTATCTTTCCAGTATTAGGATCTTTGTAACCATTACTAATATTACAAAAACCGTAATTACGTTTTAATCCTGTAAAATATTTTATGTATTCTTCTGTCATCTCTTTTTTCCATTATCGAGAGGCGGCCACAGTCTCCCGTTGCCGCCTCTTCTTGCAAGTATTCACTTAGTGAATTATACAATGTCTTCAGTTTTAGGTTTATTGTTCTTCTCATATTCAGGTTTAACAGAACCTTTAGACACAGTTTTTTGTAATTCCTGTGCCATTAAATATAAGTCAGCATCTGCTTTTTCGTTTGTATCTAAAGCTCTTGCCATAGATGGTTTATAAACGTGCCAGCTTTTACTTCCTGCAACTTTACCTACAGTTTTTAAATTATAAACTGCTGCATATGCTGCTGGATTGTAAACACCTTTAGCATCTTTAAATCTAAGATTTTTAATCAACTGATTTAATTCTCTTGCAGGTGTAAGATTAGATGATCTCATAGTAATTACTGCAGGTCTAGGTTCATCACCTAAAACGATCACATAAAAATATGCGGTCTTCTCTACATAGTTACCATTTGATAATCTATATTTACCATTTCTTTCTTCAACAGCATCCTCTGGTATAGATAAATGCGTTGTAACAGGTGGAGCTGCTGTGTCTCCCATTTCCTGCCATTCAGGATATCTAGTTTGTACATGTGAAACTATAATATCCACACCTTTTTGACCATCAACTAATGTGCCTAAACCTTTAGCATATATCATACCAGGTTTTGCACCTTGAACGTATTTAGCATCATTTGCATTACATTCAGGTGATAATTGATGTAGGATTTTTAAAATCGGAGTTGACATATCATCCGATCTTATTTCTTCACTACCTTTTCCAGAATCATTTCTAAGATTAATAGTGGCCAGTGCACCTGCACTGGACTTTGCACTCATAGCATTTGTATTTGCCATATATATTACTCCTTATTATTTATTTTTTATTTTTAAAATGCGTTTGATTTCCATCAAACGTACTAAATAGTTCTTCAGGAACTTCGTGACCTTTGTCCTTCCATTCCTTCATAACTACTTTGAGTGTCGAAGGGTGAACTTTCTCCTCTTGGATAGGTTCAAACCCATTCGACCTCGCAAGGCTAGCGTAACCGACAGCCTTGTTATCTTCGCCTTGACCAAAAGATACTGTAATATTATTTTTTACAATATCTCCTAAGCCATTGTCTCGAAGCCAGTTTATCGCTTCTGCTTTTTTATCAGCTCTAATTGAAGCGCTATAAATTTGTTTAACGGTTAATTCTGAACCATCTTTAAGTTTTAAAGATGATAGATTCATATCTTCCATTAATTTTGGTATTACTACACAACTAAAATATTTTTCGTCTTCTTTTAAATCTTTTATTTGTGCTTCTAGATTTTGTATTTGATTTTGCACTGATTTTAATTTCTCAACTTCTTGAGAAAGTTTTTCTGGATCAACATTGTCTGTTTGATCTGGTGCATCTTTACGTAGGTCAATTATCATATTCTTCTCCTATTTTAACTTTTTAACTTTCATGATGTAATAATAAACACTAAAAAGTGTTTTGTCAAGTCTATTTTTGATGAATATTTATTTCAATGGGATAATATGTTTTTTCTTGTCTGTCCCATTTTAATAACTTGAATTTTCCGTGTGTCATTTCTGCGGCAATTGCGCAGGTAACACCTATAATAGCAGGATCACCATTTAATAATAAGTAATCATTTTCTGTAAAATTTTTTAATTTTTGTCTTATTGAAAATATAAAAGGACCAGGAGAAAACATTATTTGTTCTAATGCTCTAAACATAATCACAATTTCGCCATATTTTCTAGCACCCATAATATTA